ACAAGGAAGTACCTGCATCTGCACTCCCAGCAGGTTTCCGTGGACTCTGGCACTTGGTCACATCGGGCAGCGGTTTCCTTGGCACTGTCGGTTCAAACAGCACAGAACTCCTAAAGGCCGTCCAGCCACCAGTTCCTTTCCGCAAGTCGGTATCTATCGGAGTTGGAAGTGGCAAGAGAACTGCTCCATACCTTCACTGGGGATTGCAGTTTGAGGCAAATGACAGCATCACAGAGCCGAACAAGAACTCTTATGCCGATTATACTGTTGAGTCTCATGTCAAGTACTTCCCCAAGTACCACACGGACTTTGCAAATGCATGGGTTGGTGACAACAACGGCACACCCAATGCAAATGGCGCAATCTACGATGCCGACGTGTTCAACAATAATGCGTTCACGATCGAGAGGATTCAGGTAATCACGGCATCCTCTACAGGTCTACCCAATCCAAACCTTTGGACATCGGCTTCGTACCTTCGTACAGGTGGTCCCAGCACAGGATACAGGTTCCTTGCCGTGAGTGACCTTGCAGACAGCACATCACGTAGGTTTGTGAAGTTCACATTCCCTGTGCATGGTGGATTCGATGGTGTAAACATCTTTGACCAGAACAAGTCTGCGCTGAATGATACAGCAGCTGTTCGTGAGATGCTTTACTCAACGAACCAGTTCGGCTCAAATGGACCGACAGTCGCTTCCTACAGGAAGGCAATAGATATCCTCGCTGAGACTTCTGATGTCGACATCCAGATCCTCGCAATACCGGGAATCAGGGAGCCAGGCATCACAGACTACGCAGTGTCGGCCGTTGAGTCAAGGTTCGATGCACTCTACATCATGGACATCCAGCAGAAGGATGTCAACGGTGCGGTGATAACTGGCTCGACTGAGGTTCCATCCGTGACACAGACGGCAACGGCCTTTGCAAATAGGGTGATGGATACATCATTCGCTGCAGCCTACTATCCTGACCTTGTGATGACTGATCCGGGCACAGGTGCAAACCTTGTCATTCCTCCATCAGTCTCGGTCCTTGGTGCCTTTGCACTGAATGACAAGGTTGCATACCCATGGTTCGCTCCAGCAGGCTTTACACGTGGCGCACTTAGTGATGTCATTGAGGCACAGGTGAAGCTCAATAGGGTCAACCTGGACACCCTGTACTCAAGCAACATCAACCCGGTTACAACCGTGCCCGGTTCCGTGTCACCTGTCGTTTATGGACAGAAGACAATGCTTGCAAGGCAATCTGCACTTGACAGAGTGAATGTCAGGCGCCTTCTCATTGAGATTAGGCGTAGGGTGAGGGCGGTTGCAAATACCATCCTCTTCGAGCCGAACCGTGAGTCCACGCTCGCAAGGTTCTCGTCACTGGTCGATCCAATCCTCAAGCAGATCCAGGCCCAGTCCGGTGTGGATCGTTACAAGGTGAAGATTGACACCACTACGACGACGCAGGCAGACGTGGAAAACAACACAATCCGCGGAAAGATCTTCGTCCAGCCGACCCGTTCCATCGAGTTCGTATCTCTCGACTTCGTTGTGACAAATGCTGGGGCAATGATCTAAAGCTCATGAATAGATAAGGAACAAGGAGTCAATATGGCAGAAACCCTTTCAGTCACAGACATGCTGCCCAACAGGTTCGAGCCGAAGCGCAAGTTTCGATGGATTCTTGCCATTGAGGGCATCGACTCGTTCCTGGTAAAGACGACGTCAAGGCCACAGATGGAAATGCAGGCAACTGAAATCCACTGGATGAACACGGTCCGTTACGTTGCAGGCAAGGCAAAGTTCAGCACAATGTCCGTCACTCTCTATGACCCAATTGCACCCTCAGGTGCACAGCAGGTCATGGAGTGGATTCGTTCACACAATGAGACAGTCTCAGGCCGCGCTGGCTACGCAGACTTCTACAAGCGTGACATCCAGCTGAAGATGCTCGATCCTGTCGGAACAGTCGTTGAACTTTGGGACATCAAGGGTGCCCAGATCACTTCTGCACAGTTCAATGATCTCGATTATGGAACTGAGGATGCAGTTGAGATTGCGCTCACCCTGCAGATGGACAACTGCGTCCTGCAGTACTGATCCAGGATCGAACCGGCGTGGCCCGAACTTTGTTCGGGCCATTGCTTTTTTGTTTACCTTTCATCGCGATTGTCGATAATCCTAACAAGCAATTTGTAGGAGATGACATTGTCTGATCGTGGTGATAGGAACACAGTGTTTGGTGGCGGCGGCGGTTCAAGTCCGATTCCTGCTCGTGATGTGATGAAGGATGATTTCGGCTTTGAGATTCCTGTTGAGGCCATTCCACTTCCATCTCATGGTGTGGTTTACCCGACAGATTCGGCACTTCATGGACTTGAGACTGTTGACATTAGGGCCATGACTGCCCGAGAGGAAGACATCCTCACCTCCAGGGCCCTCATCAAGAAGGGTACAGTCATTACTGAGCTTATCAAGTCATGTCTCGTTGATAAGAGAATCGATGTCACAAAGATGATATCAGGCGATAGGAATGCCGTAATGGTTGCCCTTCGCATCACAGGTTATGGTTCTGAGTACACTGCTGAGGTTGATTGTCCTGCCTGCTCAACTAAGTCCAAGCAATCCTTTGACCTATCACAGCTTCCACTAAAGTCACTTGAGATACAGCCGGTTGAGGCAGGACAGAACATCTTCGATTTCACGCTTCCTGTGACTAAGAAGAATATCAAGTTCCGTTTCTTGACCGGTTCCGACGAAGAGGAGATCCTCCAGATCCAGGAGAGGAAGAAGAAGTCAGGTGCAGTCGCAGACAACCTTGTGACAACACGCCTCCAGTTCTCTCTAGTGTCTGTCGATGGAAAGACAGACAAGGCCGTAATTTCATCCTTCATCAGGAACATGCCTGCTAGGGACTCACTAGCGCTCAGGCAGTTTATTGACAAGAATGAGCCTGGCGTTGAGATGAAGAGCTACATGGACTGCCCGAACTGCAATGAGACTTCGGAGGTAAAGATGCCCCTCGGGGCGTCCTTCTTTTGGCCTGACGCCGGCTGATAAGGAGATCTACCTCGAGCACTCCTTCCTGCTCATGTATTACATGGGCTTCTCATACAAGGAGTGCTATCACTTGCCTGTGCAGTATCGTGCTTGGTTCTTGCGCAGGCTTGGTGAGGAGATCAGAAAATCGAATGAAGGACAGGGCGGCCAGACGAGGGGAGCCCACGATAATACGCCTGACGCCAGAGCAATGATGGAAAGATCAAGGTCTCAAGTACCCGCAAAGCTCAGGCGCTTCACCTGATGAATAGTTATCTGCATGGACAAGAAACTAAGAAGCACAATTGCGGAATTCATCCTCGGCAAGAGAAAGTCCCTAACGCTTGAGGGTAACCCACGGGTCATAGCCATCATATATGAGGCGGCAATGACAAGTAGGCACCTAATGCTGGCGCTTGAAAGCACAGACCCTGACAGGTTGCAGGAAGCCCTTGTCAATAAGCGTACAGCTGTTGAAAGGTTCAGAAGATTCACTGGAAACTCCTGGGATCTCTAACCTCATGTGATTCGTGAACTTCGGCTCATGAATAGGTAATCAGGGACCAATAAGGATAGATGGCTGACGAAACCGGTAATCTTGAAGTTCAAGAGGCTATCAACAAGGCAATTGCTGCGCGTAATGCCTTGCTTTCGAAGCAAAGTGAGATACTTCGAGGTCAAATCCAGCTTGCGGCAGAATTCGCAAAGGCCATAAAAGAGAATGGCCTAAACGACGCTGAGAAGAACCTGCAGGCCATTAATGCGGGCCTGAAGAACACTTCTGCTGCGGCCGATGATGCCTCGTCTGCTGTCGGTGGAATGACAGGCTCAATCAATGACGCAGCCTCTGCCGCAGCTGACATGAATGATGAGATGAAGAACACCAAGAAGGGAACCCTTTCTCTTGGTGGAATCTTCAAGAGTGTGTTTGGCGGAGTCATAACACAGCTTGGTGGAATCTTTGATATTCTTGGTTCTGTGGCACGTGGTTTCGTTGGTGTGGCAACAGCCATCATCTCGATACCCTTCAAGTTCTTAGATTACCTTATTGCAGGCGCAGACGAGCTAATGCAACGGTCAGCGGCATTGCGTGAGGCTTATGAGAACTTACGAGACACATTCGGTGACTATGCAAAGAATGAAGGAAAGGCAGTAGTCGATTCTTTCAATACTTTGCGGACTTCGGCAGGTGGACTTGCAGGAACAGGCCTCACCATGGCGAAGGTCTTTGGCCACGGTCCTGAGGGTCTTGCAAAGGCCCTTACTGAGCTCACTGAGACTGCGGCTGCGATGGGGCCAGTATTCAGCGTTCTTGAGCAGAGCTTTGCTGCGAATGCCGACAAGATATACGTCATGTCAAAGGGCATGGGAATGTCCAATGAGGACCTCAAGGCCCTCGGCTCGATAGCAATAGCTACTGGGCAGGACATGACCCAGATGCTCGGTGAAATGGGCAACCTTGCTGTCCAGATGGGCGAAAAGTTTGGGATATCATCCAAGCTTATCGGCAAGGACCTTGCCTACATGACTACAAACATGGGTAAGTTTGGGTCAATGACCAAGACACAGATGGTGACTTCTGCTGTCTACCTGCGAAAGCTTGGCATGGAACTCAAGGACATTGAGGGGCTGATGGGTGCCTTCGATGACTTTGAGACTGCAGCGACAAATGCGGCGAAACTTGCCCAAGGCTTTGGCATGACTGTCGATGCCTTCAAGATGATGAAGGAGCAGGACCCTGCAAAGAGGCTAGACTCTTTGAGGCAGGCATTTGCTGCAACAGGTAGGTCAATAGAATCAATGTCCAGGCAGGAGAAGGCACTCCTTGCCCAATCGGCGGGCCTCGACGAGAACATGGTGAGCCTTGCCCTGTCAAGCAAGAACATGGGCAAGTCATACGAGCAGATCCAGAGAGAGGCCGACAAGAGCAGCAAGAAGCAGCTCAGCCAGGCTGAGGTGATGGACAAACTATCTGACAATATCAAGCGACTTGTCGAGACACTCGATGGTGGCGGTGGTTTCATGGACAGGTTCTTCAGGGGCTTTGAGTGGGGTCTGAAGCACTCGGGTCCCATGATGAACATCTTCAGGAATCTTGGTCAAGCACTTCGTATTGTTGAACTTGCAGGAAGGAAGGTCGGTGACATGTTCGTCAACTTCTTCCCCGGCATGAAGAAGATGTCAGAAGCCATCTCCGAGTTCTTCAGCCCTGAACGTTTCTCGGCTTTGACAGATGGCCTTCTGGGTGACTTTAAGAAATTCTTTGAAGACCTTAACAAGGATCCTGTAAAGGCTGCCACGGAGTTCATGCAGAACATCAAGAAGAAGTTCCTAAACTTCTTCGACCCCAAGTCTCCTGAGTCATCAAAGTTTATGGAAGGCCTCGGTGACTTTGTCAAGGGCATGAGTGCAATCCTCGGTGTGGCCGGCAAGTGGCTTATCGAGGGTGCGACAAAGGCAATCACGGGCCTTACTGACTACCTAAAGAATCCTGCTGGTCTTTCTGAGGGAGCTCAAGACGGTATCATGGGCATGATAAGCCCGATGATAGAGGCCATTGGAAGCGCCTTACCTGCCCTGTGGGAGGCTACAAAAGGCCTATTCAATCAACTGTTCGAAATGCTGTGGCCTCATGTAAAGAAGCTTCTCATCTACATGATTGCCTTCAATTTT